TGCCAATTCCCGCGAAAGGGAGATTGCGGAAATATCAGCAGCGCTGAAATCACTGGCGAAAGAGTTGGGAATCCCGATCATGGTTTTGGCGCAGCTCAACCGCGATGCCGAAAAGCGCACCGGCAAAAGCCAGGGCGTGCCACGCATGTCCGACTTGCGTGAGTCGGGCTCGATTGAGCAGGACGCGGACTTGGTTGGACTATTGACGCGGCCCGAGTACTACGCTGAAAACGACGCCGACAAGGAAAAGCTGGCAGGGCTGGCGACGCTGAACCTTGCCAAGAACCGGAATGGGGAGACAGGATTTGTGAGCTTGACGTGGGTTGCGGAATTGATGAGATTTCAGAGCGGCAGGCCGGCGAATGCGAGCGAGCCGGGACGCCGAGAATACGAGGATTTCTAACCGAAGCCACTATGACAATACTAACTAGAGACGACACCGACCATAATACATATTACGTCGCGCTAGTTCGCCGACACAACCGATGGCGGAGGGGGGATGAATCTATTAAAATGGAGAATCCTAAAGCAATCAGCGAGGCTCTGGATGCCATCTGCGACATTGTGGAGAGGCTTGACTGTGAGCGCGATTCGCTGAAAGAGGTTATCAGTTCGATGCAAAATGAAATCCTCACACTGCGCAAAGCGTCGGCATAATCGACATGTTCAAACCTTAATTTATGACTAACCAAGCAGGCAAAGGCGACACGCCGCGACCCTACAACCCGACAGCGTTTGACGCGGGATGGGAGCGCGTGTTCGGCTGCAAAAGTCCTCGTAACGGAAACCCAGGATCGGAAACCGAATCAGCGAGTGCTGATACGGAGCATGTAGCGTCCGATCCTGGGGGATTTTTTGACAACGATTCCGATAGTGCTTGACACGTTTGCTACAATCGGATTCAGAAAGATGCGATTTCCGCTAGACATCCGGCAGGATTAGGCGCAATTTCGCCGCATGACAAAAGGCGCTTACACACGCCGCGGCAGCGGAGAGATGACGAGGGACGCCAAGAGGGGCAGGCTCGATCCGGGGGAGGCCAGGATATTGAGGGGGATGGGTGAGAAGCTGGATAAGTTTTTGAAATCCCGCGGGTTGTCGCCAGACACAAAGCCGGGCGATGGATCATGGGGTGCCAACATCAGCCATGAGCCAATGACGATCAAGCCGGCGACGGGTGACGGCGTGGTGACAGGGCGCGCTCTGCTGTTGGACTTTCGAGGCAAGCGGTTTGCTAGGCGCGGCAAGATTGAACGTCCAATGTCTTTGTTCGTAATGCTTTTCAGGGCTGCGATAGACGACGGGAAGCGGCGAGGGGTGGTTAATCCGAAGGTTGATGACGAGGAATGGATGGCGCAGTTGGAGGGCGCGAATAAACAGATAGATACCCCGGTACAGCGGGGTCCCGCGAATTTCTAGCGGCTTGACGCGCTGCTTCGCGCGGGATTACAATGTGCGTTAATTTATAAAAATAGGACACCGCCAACCAGCCATGCCAAAAAAAACCTTAGCCGACGTTGCCAAACTCCACGGCATCACCCGCGACCAACTCAACGCAGCCCGGTCCAAAGGCGTCAACCCGTGGAATGAAAAGGAGATGGCCGCGCATTTGAAGACCGTCCGCCACAGGATCAAGCCGAACGCGAAGCTGGCCGGCGGAACGCTTGCGGCGAAGGCTCGAACACTTGAAGAAATGGAGGCCGCGCTTGCCGCAACTCAAGACGCATCCATGACCAAGATCCTCGTCGCCAAGATAGGAGGCATGGAAAAGGCGGCGAAGGCGCAGGCTTTCCGGCGCGACTTAATCCCCATCGGAGAGGTCAAGGACAACATCGTCAAGATGGTTTCTGCTGCCAGGGCGGAACTCCTCAAGCTGGCCTCCGACCTTCCGCCGCAGTTGGCCGGATCCACTGCGCCGGAAATCCAAAAGAAGCTCAGGGCTGAAATCGTCGCAATTCTAACCCGCCTGTCAGATGATTGCGAAGCAGTGTACTAACCCGGTCATGGCCGGTGCGAAGCTGGCATGGAGGCCACCGACATCACTCACGCCATGGAAGTGGGCAGAGAAAAACGTGACGCTGCAAAACTCGTCACGCTCTAGCAAGTTCCGCGTATCAGAAACACCTTGGCTGATGGGGCCGATGGAATGCGCGTCCGACCCTGAGATATTCGTGGTTTGCCTCCTCGCCCCAACCGGCTCCGGCAAATCAACGATGGCGGAAGCTTTAATTTCCTACATCGTCTGTGAAGATCCCGGTCCGCTCATGTACGCCTCGCAAAACGACAAAGACGCATCGTTTTGGGCAGAGACGAGGCTTGTTCCAACGCTGAAAAAATGTCCGGCGATGGATGGTCTTTGGAGCGATGACCGCAATAAAACGCGCAAGACTGAGATCATTTTGCCACACATGCCAATCGTTGTTGAAGGGGCGAACATTTCCAACTTTCAGGAAAAGTCATGCCGATGGCTGTACGGTGACGAGGTATGGAAATGGGCCGCCGGCCTGATTCGAGAATTCAAGGCGCGCGACCATAACCGATGGAACCGAAAAATGTATCTGGTTGCGCAGGGCGGATTCGTAGATAGCGAGTGGGATGGAGAATGGAAAAAGACCGACATGGCGGACTTCTCATGGCTGTGCCAATCCTGCAAAACCCCGCAAATCTATTCATGGGACTCACTCCGCTACGACACGATAAAGCGCGAAGACGGAACCATAGACGAGCAATCGACCAGCGAGACGGCTCGGATTGAATGCATCTATTGCCGTGAGCAGTACGCCGACACCAGCATCCAGCGCCGCAAGCTCGCAATGTCCAACATTGGCAACGGGAATAAAGGATACATCCCGCGCGACAATCCAGAGGCTTTGACCGGCTATCGTGGCTTCCACGTTGATTCCCTCGCATTGTTTGATGTTCCATGGTCACAAGAAGTCCTTGGTTTTCTGGAAGCGCAGCGTCTCTTGAAGCAAGGTCTAACCGACAAGCTTAGGCAGTGGAAGCAGAAGCGTCGCGCGCAATTCTGGTCGGATGACATGGCGGATACAAAGGTTTCGCTTTCCCGCTCATCCGATTACTCAAAGCTGGATTGCGAAAACGGCGCGCCGATAGAAAACGAGTCCGCAAGATTTATGACGGCGGATGTCGGCGGCGACCATTTCTGGATCGTGGTGCAAGCATGGAAGCAAGGCGGGGCCAGCAAGATACTTTACGAAGGGTTTGTTCCGTCCGACGGCAAAGATGAGGACGAGCTTTGCCGGATGCGTGAAAAATACAACGTCCCACCGCGGCAAGTCCTGATAGACATTGGCTACGAGCAAGACCGGATATTCGACCTTTGCGCCAAGCATGACTGGACCGGTGTTAAGGGCGAAGGTCAAAAGAGATCGTTCCCGCACAGGCGCAAGGATGGCAAGATTATTGAAAAGCTTTACTCCAAGAATCAATACGCGCGGTCGAAGTCGGGCCCGATAGTCCGCTATGTGTTCCTCGCCACAAATCCTATCAAGGACATCGCGCACCGCATCCTGATTGGCGAAGCCGCTGAAATAGAGTTGCCATCTGACCTATCGAAAACATTCGAGAATCACACGCAGGCGGAACGGCGGGAGATGGCGAAGTCACAAAAGACGGGGCAGGAATACAGCGTTTGGGTCACGAAGAACCGTAAAAACCACCTTTGGGATTGCCTTGTCTATCAGGTTGGAGCCGCGTTGATATTCGGAATATTCAAGGATTCAGACGACGCCTAGCCGTCTTTTTGACATTCGCCCGCCATAAAATAACCTTGGTGCGTGGCTTTGTTCGACACCGCGCGCTCCATCTATCTGGCAATCTGCGACGATCCGCAGGCGATTTCCGCCGTTAGGACCGAGCGCGCATCGCTTGCGCTTGCCATTGCCACCGATCCGAACGGCGCTGTCCATGTGACAAGCGCGACTATGAACGGCCAGACCTTCATGGCCACGAACAGCCTCAAGCCTACCGAACGTCTCCGCGTCCTTGCGCTCGTCTGCTCAATGGCAGATGCCGGCGCCGTGCCTAGCAAAACTGTCGAACTGTATTTCCCGTAATGGCTACAAGCACCATACTCGACCGATACGGCTACCCCTACAAGTACGCGCAAGGGGCGATTCAGGACAGCCGCAAGGGTCCTGTCTATCCTGTTAGGTCAGACGATATTGACTCACTCATTCCGGTCAACGACCTGCGGACGCTGCGCCATCTATCTGCAATGCTCTATCAAAACATGGGCGTTCCGAAAGGCTGCCTTGATCAGATCGCAAGCTACTCGGTTGGCGAGGCGTTCCTTCCTACCTACACTGGCATCTCAGACTTTGCCGACGGCAAGCTCATTGCCAACCGGATGCGGGCGCTGTGGTTTCCGAATTGCACAACGCTGGGCGGGCCGTTCGACTGGTGGAAATTGTTAGAACTTACCAGCGTCGCAATCGACCGTGACGGCGACAACTTCTGGCTGTTTGTCAAAGGCAAGGATAATTTCCCAAGGGTTCAGATCGTGCCCGCCAACCGATGCGGCAGCGCGGATGATTCCGGCTCGGGAAAGGTTTCGAAAGGCGCGTACAAGGACTTAAAGATTTTTGACGGGGTAATCAAGTGGCCTGGTGGCAGGCCGGCTGCGTACCGTATTCTAACCAGCGACGACTTCAAGCAATATCAGGATGTTCCGGCAGAGTCCTGCGTCCACAATTTCGACCCCGACTACTGCGACCAATCGCGAGGCATTCCGAAATTCACACACGCCATTCAAGATTTGATTTCCTGCATTTCGAGCAACTCCGACGAACGCGTTAGAATGCAGCTAATCAGCCGCATGTATCTAACGATCTTCAATGAGTCTGGCGGGCCCGATGTGGACGATCCCGGCTACACGATGCGGGACGCTAACCCGCGTGAAGGAACGCCGGGAATGACCGTCAAGGACATCCCTGGAGGCGTGACCTACATGACCGCCGGAACCGGTGAAAAGATGGAGCAGGTCAAACACGACAATCCGGGCGACATCTGGAACACCTATCAAGACAGGCTTATCCGCATGGCGATTGTCGGCGCGAAGTGGTCATACTCCATGTGGAAGCCGAGCGGCCAAGGCACCGCCGAACGTGGCGAGGTTGTCAAGATGCGTGACACGGTGCGCTCACGGCATCGCCTGTTGCGCCGTTCAGCCGGCCGTGCAATGTCGTGGGCGTATTCAATTTTCAACATCAACGGCATCATGCCGGAACTCGACCATCCCTTCTCATGGTCATTCTCGAAGCCTCCGCGCCTATCCGTTGACGACGGGCGCGAAAGCAAGATGGAGCTTGAGGAGTGGCGGGCAGGCGTCCGCAACACTGACGAAATCCTTGAAGCGCGCGGAATGACAACCGATGAATTTGACGAGCGCCGCGCGCGAATCATCGCCAACCGCAAGGTGACGGCCCGCCGCATTTCCGAGGAGGTGAGCAAGTCAAGCGGATATGAGATCCAAGTCGAGGACCGTGAAATGGCAATGCTTACGCCTAACGAAGTCGCGCAAGTCGAGCCACTGGAAGAAACCAAACCACCTAACGAAGATGAAGATTCTACGGATTGAAAACAAGGCCGCCAAGGTCAAGCTCGACGATACTGTCGATGAATACAGCCGCAAGCTGTTGCAGCAAGAGATTGCCAAGACCTACGGCAGCGCGAACGCTGGCAACGTCGCTGCGTTTGGCGAGATCACCAACTGCGTCGAGAACGCAATCGACACGCTCGATATTGAAATCAACTCCCCTGGCGGCGACGTCTTTGACGGCTTTGTGATTTACAACGAGTTGCTGGCACTCCGCGCCCGCGGCGTGCATGTCACCGCCACACTCAATGCGCTGGC